CAAAAGTCGCAAGGTATCAATTTCCTCTAATAAATTATATTCGATTTAATATGCCAAAGTCAATATTTTCTATGAATATATAAAATAAAAATGTATATTGAAAAGAAATTTGCCTTTGTTTATATTACTACAAATTTAATTAATGGGAAGCAATATGTTGGTGATCATTGCACAGATGTAATTGAAGATGGATATTTAGGAAGTGCGCCACGAACATTACATCCTGCAATTAAAAAATATGGCAAACAAAATTTTAAACGTGAAATTCTTGAATTTTTTCCAACAAAGAAAGAAGCATTTGAATCACAAGAAAAATATATTAATGAATACAACACGTTAACACCAAATGGTTATAATATAAGTCCCAAAGGAGGTTCACAATGTGTGGGTGGCGCTTCTTTAGAAACTCGAAAATTAATGAGTATGGCTAGAAAAGGAAAAAAACCGTGGAATGATGGAATACCTCATTCTGAAGAATCAAAAAAATTAATGAGTAAAACTAAAAAGGAAAAAAAGAGTGGTGTTGGAATTAAAAATAATATGTTTGGAAAAGAACCATTTGACGTATGGGTAAAAAAATACGGAATTGAAGAAGCCGAAAAAAGAAAAAAAGATTTATACGAAAAACGAAGTAAAAATCTTAAAAAAATTGAATGCGAACATTGTCATAGAATAATACCTTTAAACATTTATAAAAGATGTCATGGACCAAAATGTAAACCTGAATATAATATAAAATAAAGATGGCTTTTAATTCTGCATATAAGTCGTGGCATCGGCCAAATATGAGTGGCACAAAAGCTCAAGGTGGAACTTCGAGAACTCTACAAGGATATTATAAAGTTCAGAATACGAAAAAATATATTGGTGATCCCGCTCTTGTTATTTATAGATCAAGTTGGGAACTTTCATTTTGCCGATGGGCTGATGTGTCGCCTTCTATTATTCGTTGGTCTTCTGAGCCAATAAGAATTCCTTATTACGACCGAGTATCAAAACTTGAAGAATGTAAGCGTAATGGATTGGATCCTAATAACCCTAAGAATTGGATAATTAAGTACTATAACACAGATTTTTGGGTTGAAATTAATAAAGGTGAAGGAGATATTCAAAAGATGTTTATTGAAATAAAACCATCCAGTAAATTAAAAAAACCTATTCCTCCTGGAGAAAATGCGCCATTAAAAGATCAACGAAGATTTAACACACAAGCTAAAGAATATCTTATTAATGAGGCTAAATTTGAAAGCATGAAGGCTTGGGCTGAAAAAAATGATGCGAAATTTTATGTGTTCACCGAAGAAACATTGAGTCGTCTCATAGGGCGATTTTGGGCTGGAAATAATAGCTAATTATGCAATCTCCAATAGAAACATATGAACAATTAAAGCGCATAGATAATATTTATGATTTGGCGTATGAGCGTTTATTTGAGAATTATTTAAAATATGAATTAAAAGGTTCTCAAAAATTAATTGATATTGAATCAACCGATCAAGAATCAGTTATAAATAAATTAACTGCAGGTCGACCAATTCCTGGAATGATTTATACTTTTATTCATGTTAATGAAAATAACATGATTCAAATACAAAATCTTGCTACTGGAAAATTAATTGAATTTCATGATTTTACACCAATAGTTTTTTGTACAAGATATGATCCTCTTAAAAATATAATTAAAGGATTAAATTTAACAATGCTCCCTTCTTCCGAAAGACTCAAATTTTTTCAGGCATATTTTGATAACTATAAGAACTTTTTTGATAGAATTGAAGAGAAAACAGAGTATAATAAATTAGCAGCTAATATAGCTTATATAATAATTTCAATATCAGGTAAAAATCCAGAACTATTTAAAAAATTTAATAATGATCAAAATGCTCTTTTTAATTATGCCTATAGATCATATAATTTAAAAAATGCTGCTAAATTCAGAATGCTTGAGTATGAAGAATGGCGTTTTATACCTTTTTATGATGCTCGACAATCCTTTAAGAAAATTAATATAGCTGAAATTCATAAAACTTATTGGAATAACAAGAATAAAACTAAATAATATAGTTAATATATAAAATAAATAAAACTTAAATATGAGTGGTTTTTCACTTCGTAATCTTGATAAAGGACCACGTTCCTTTTTAGATAATATTCAACGAAATATTCGTTACATGTCTGTAATGGGCATGAAGACTGATCAAAATATTATTAAGCAATCTAAGGGAATGGGTATTGCTGAAGCTCAAGAAGATTCAATGTATGGCCTTTATGGACAACATCAATTATATTCTGGAGCTGATATTAATCAAAAAGAATTTATTGCCTTTTTTGATAAAGAATACGCAACAAGAAGAGATTTCTTAAGAAGATTTGCAATGAATGGAGAAATTGAACATGTACTCGAAGTTATTGCGGATGAAACAATTATTCAAGATGATGCAAACTTTTTTGCGTATCCAAATACAAGAAAACTAAAATCAGTTCTTAAAGCTGAAAAAGCTAAAGAAATTGTAGATGACCTTAACGAAGCTTATAAAAAAGTTTATTACGCATTTGGTTTTAATCAAGGGCATGATGGCTGGCATTATACAAAAAAATTCTTAATTGATGGATTTCTTGCTTTTGAAATTATTTATGATGGTGAAGAAAGTGCTGATGCTAAAAATATTTTAGGATTTAAAGAACTTGATCCAATTACTCTTGAACCAGAAATTCGTAAGGATGAAGAAGGAAATGAATTTAGAGTATGGATTCAATTTAGAGGTGATGCTGAAAAACAAAGAGAATTAGTTGATGGAAATGTTATTTATATTTCATGGGCTAGAGGCCAATTTATTTCACGATTATCATATGTTGAAAGACTTGTAAGAGCATTTAATATGCTTAGAACAATGGAAAATTCACGTATTATTTGGAATGTTATAAATGCTCAGCAAAGAATGAAAATTGTAGTTCCTATAGGAACCCAATCAGAAGTAAAAGCAAGAACTCGTTTATCCGAATTACGAGGTATGTATAAAGAAGATATAACTATTGATTATCATAGTGGTGAGGTAACTATTAATGGTACTCCTAACTTTTCATTTGCCAAACAATATATTATCCCGTCAAAAGAAGGACAAGAAACGGTTATTGATTCTATTCAGCCTGCAGGTTATGACCTTTCAGGAACGATGGCACTTGATTATTTTTGGAAAAGATTTATTATTGAGACCAAAATTCCTAAAGATAGATTTTCAAGTAGTGGTGGCGATGAAGGTGGCGGAGGTGGTTCAAATTGGACAACGGGAGGTGATGGAATAGCAAGAGAAGAAATTCGTTTTGGATATTTTATTAATCGTATACGTTCTATTATTCAAGAAATGTTAATGAAACCTACATGGATTCAATTTTGTCTTAAACACCCTGTATTTATGAAAGATAAATCTTTAAGAGGTGCGATTAGTCTTGAATTTGTTGAAGAAAACTTATTTACAGAAGCAAAGAAAAGATCAATTGATTCCGCCGGTGCAGAAATGGTTAATAATCTTATGGGTGTACATCAACCAGAAGTTAATAATGAAGGCGAAATAACTCCTGATGGAATGTATTTTGATCCTAAATTTTTAGTTGAAAAATATATGAACTATACTGATGAAGATCTTAAGCTTAATGAAAAATATAAGAAAGAAAGAAGAGAACAACTTACTCGTATTGCAGATGCAATTAAACGCATGAATGCTACTAAAGGTACGGGTGATGAAGGAACAAATAATGGAGATATGAGTGGAGGGAGTATGGACTTCGGAGGAGGCGGAGACATGAGTGGAGGAGGTGGAATGGATCTTGGGGGTGGAGCACCTGAAGAACCAGGCACAGAAGATACAGGCAGTGAAGATGTTACAGGCGATACAGATTTAGGAGTATAATTAATTAAATAAATAATATGATAGAATTATTAAAAACGATATGGCCAATAGTAGTAATAGTGGTTGTATTAGTGGTAGTAAGATTATTACCGGATAAGAAACGAAACAAAAATAATTGAAAAGATGATTAAAAAATTAAAAATTTGGGCAAAAACGAAGTTACTTCCTTGGCTCAAAAAAGAATGGATGACACTTGTTAACTTCCTTGTATTGGGAATTTTATATGCTAAACTTCCTACTGATAGTGGTTTAGGAGTATTAGTAGGTTTTTGGATATTCGTACAAATTGGAGTATTTGGCTATAGACTTTTCATTAAGAAAACACCTGCAGTACCACAGCCACCAACTATATAATTTAACAAAAATTTAACAGAATATATAGCATAAATTGAAAAATTTATATTATATTGATACTAATTAAAAATATTAAGACGTGCTTTGAAAGAAGCTATTTACGAGAGACTGTTGTATGGACGAGGCTTCGATGCCTCCACCTCCACAATTGCCTTTAAATTCGCTAATCTGTCGCGTTAGTACAGTTTTGAGTACTCTACCTTGTTGTAGGGATCTTCTCAAGGTTTTAAACATTGTACCAGCTAAACAATGTTTACATGGGGGTGTCAGGATTTGACAGCAATATGGAAGTAGTAAAGATAGTTTTAATAACGCAAGTAAACGGCGAAAACGATTACACAATGAAAATGGCTGCTTAAGAAGCACTCATTTACAGGAAACTGACCGGCTGCCTCAATGCCGGTTTTTTTTATCTTTAAATCTTTGAATATATACAAAAAATGATGATTGCGAATGAAAGCAAAATATGTCAACGAATGTCTTAATGAAAAGTTTAAAGATGAATCTGATCCTATAACTGATATGGGTATAGGATATTCAAAACGAATACTTAATTCCAAATCTTTTAAAATACTTAAATTTATTGAAAGTAAAGGTAAAGAAGGAGCTAGTTTAACAGAAATTCAACATTATATTTGGACAGAATTAGAAGGCCATAGTGAAGAAAGTTTCTGGACAAAAAGTCCAACCAGCTCATATAGTATAAAACAGGGAAAATCTTATGATACATCGGCTAGAAAAACAAGAGGTCATTGGAATACACAACTTTTTGGAGGACCTCATTATCATGAAGGATTGTTACATAAATATTGTGAAAAAAATCCTGTAACTAAAAAATGGGTTCTTAAAAGCTGGCCAAAACCAAAAGAAAATATGTACAACTGGGTACATAAAAGATAATATGAGAGCAAAATTAGTTGGATTTACAGAAGATAGTGATCCTATCGAAGATATGGGAATTGGCACAGGAAACATTGACAATTTACGATACGGAAGTGTACTTCGAGCCAGGCATGAATATCAAATATTAGACGAAGATCATTACAATTATTTAAAACGAGTTTGGATGACTGGATTCGGCGCATCTTTAAATTATCGTTCAATTGACAACGGTACATATTTTGTAGTTTTGCAAGCTCAATATGAAAATGGTATTGTTAAAGTACATTATTCAAGAAGTACTGGAGGCTTACATGGAGCAAAATATAAGAAAGAATTCATAGATCAAAAAGTAGCTCCAGAAAAACGAGTACAATTTGCAGATAATTTTTTCAGAACGGAACAAAAAAACATGAATAAATATTTTGAATTTATAACATTCGATTTTTGAAAAAAGAATCGAAAATCAATTTAACAAAAAATATATAGAATATATAAAATAAAATATACC